GTTTTTGACAAATCACTACTTTCTATTTCATTGATAGTAATTTTTTTATTTTCAAATTTTACAAAATTTTCTTTTTTTATTATCTGTTTTTTTGTGATTTTGCCTTTTTTAAGTTCTTCCTGAACTTGCTTAACTTCTTTTTTAGTTCTTTGACGTGTTCTTAAATCAGATCTATCTTTTGGGCTTTGCTGTATTTTAATTCCTTCTATGTCTGGGCGTCTTTGTAAGTGACAGTGACAACTGCCGTCACAAATTAAAGCATCACTTTTCGGAGGCCCTAATCTCTGCCATTCGTTCCAGCTATGAACAACGTTATGTCTTCTCAAACAACTTACACAACTTCCTTTTAACATCGCAACCCATATCCAAATACGCTTACTTAAATCATCGGGATATAAGTGTCTATTTCGTTCTTGATAAAACTGTTCTATTGCCTTATTAACCATCCTGCGCTGTAATGATGTACTAATCCGTTTTATTTGACCACGCAATTGATTCATCATTGCTTGATCAACTACCATGCCCTGTTTTTGGATATGCCTGATTTGTGCTGCTGGTTTTGCGAACTCTCGAAGCATTTGATTGCGAATGTCCGTTGGTTTAATTCCAAAACGAGCCAATACATTTCTTAATTGTTCTGAATTAAGTTTGTTAAGATTTTTTTGCAATGGGAGACGTCCCTTGCCGATTAATTTAGTCATTATTTTAGGCAATATTGCAAACCCAAACAATCCACCCAAAGATTTCAAAAACATTTTTCTATTAATTTTCATTTCTCCCCAAATGCTGTTATTTGTCGATCTGTATCACTTGCATCTATGTGCTTAATTTTAAGATTATTTCGCAACATCAGGTTCCTAACCATTTCTGGAATAAAAGTTGTGTAGTGTGTGTTCTCTTTGTAATCCTGCATTCCAAATACATTCTGAATGAAAAACTGCCACTCTGCCGGGAAACTATTCTTTTTAATTCGCCATGTTGTGGGATCGGTAACTCCACCTTGTAATAATTTAATATGTGCTTCTAAGTTCGGCACACTAAATTCTAACTTACCACCAGACTTCAAGACTCTAACCCAATCAGAAAACATTTTATCTGTGTAACGAAATGAAACGTGTTCTAATACATCGTAAGCAATTATTTCGTCAACTGTATCGTTCTTGTATGGTAACGACTCTATTAGATTATGTATCAAATCAACGCCTTTTATATCTCGTATATCGATATTGATGTAGTCTTTAAATTGACGTTCCCCACAACCTAAATTTAATTTAATTTTATCCATTAGCTCGCTGTCTCGCTTGTAGTTCATGATTCAATGCTTGTTTTATCTTTAATTGCCATTCATCGTTTAGCGGTACGCCTTTCAATGCCTTGTTTTGGCTGCATACATGACAGCTACCACATTGATCACAACTATACCACTCCGCTATATCTTTCCAGCCAACATTTTCAATATTACCCATTGAATATTTTTTGTTACCATTCCATAAAAGCGATTGACAGTTGAATATCTCACCAGCGCTGTCAACAACAAATTGTTGAGTAAAACATTCCACTTTGCGCAATTCCTTTGAATTAATCCTGCATTCATTTACATAAGGACTAAACTTCTCATCTTCAATCTTTGTTTTCATTACTAGCAAACTACCTAAATTCCCATCGTCCGGCGAATGTGGCATCATTATTTTATGCCCGTTCTTTTTGAGTTCATAAACTCTTTGAAACCATTCTTTGTAATTGCTACCGTTCTTCTTTTCTTGTAAAGCATGGAATGATGGATAAAATATAACTTGTTTTTTGATTGTCATTAACCTGGGAAAAACTTGTCTTGAAATATTGGAATAAACATAAACATTTTTATGCTGTATGCCATCGCATAATTTAGCTAACTCTTTGTAAAGCCCAGGCTCACCCCCCGAAATAACTATTCTAAAGTTATCATCAAATGTATCATATAAATCTTTTACGTTAATTGCGTTTAACCAATCTTGCGCTGGAATAATATCACGCTTTAAGTTGATTGGCTTATTGTATTGATTAAATGCGGTGCAATAGCTACAACTAAAATTGCATTTCAAGAAAGGAAAAATACGCAATACTAAATGTTTGTTATTTTTCATCTTCAAATAGTACCTTCCAATAAATTACATTGCAGAATCGAGCAATAACTCTTTCGTCTTGACCAAAAGTTGATTTACTTTTCATTCTCAAAGACTCCTGTTTTTTCCACAAATTGTTTTGTCATTGCAACCAAATCTATCGGTCGCAATCTCTGAATTTCTTCAATGCTCAATTTGTTATACAAAATTTCCTCTGCAATAAATTCGTTTTCCCTTTGATCGAGTTCATCGTAAAACCAGCGCTGACCGTAAATATTAGCAAACATAATGTCGGCTGCCAAAGTAGCATATTCTTCAACCGTGAAATTACCTTTCTCGAATTGATCTAATAAATCAATAAGTTTTTGCTCAACTGATAATTCTAAAGATTCTCTTGATTGTTTGCGTTCTTCTTGAGCAGCTAAATTTTTGACACTTAGTCTGATATATGATTTAATCGCACCCATTAAACTGCAAGCTCCCCTAATGTTGGTTCGGGCTTTTTAGGTTCTTCGCCTTCAACCGCTTTCTTCAATTCAAGCCCACGTTCAATTTGTTTTTTTACATCCGATTCTTTACGCCCTGGATTCTCTTGCTTAATTATATCCTCAACACTAAAAATAAGGTTTTTAATTCCCTCGAGACGTTGCCCAAAATCAAGTGCTGGATTTGCTATTTCAATCTCTGATTTAATTTTCTTTAACAATTCTGGATCAGCATTTTCCAAATCACGTTCAACTAATGTCATTGCCTTTGCTCTTGCATAAGTTACCGATCCCATATCAGCCTTGAAAATATCAAGCATCTCTTTCAATTCTTCATTGATGGTTTTAATATCAAAATTATTTGGATATTCTGCAATAACTTCACCATGAAATGGTTTCAATAATCTGTGAACATTATTTTCTGCTGTTTCCATATTTTTAGCTTTTTGAGCTATGTTTTGGTTACTGTCATGCAGATCGTACGCTTTCGCAATTCCACTTTGTTCTGTTCGTTCTGACATATAATTATCTCCCCTTATCATTGCGTGATAATAAGCGGAATCAACTAAGCGATCTCTTTCTGATACTATAAATTCTGCGCCACCAGTAGGCGGTTCTAAAAAAAACGGCTTCGTCCCATCTTCTTTAACTGGCAAAACCCTTGTAGTTCCAGTTTCAATAATTTGTCCCAATGTTTCCTTGTCCATAACCATTTGAGCAAAACACTGTCTATATAAAAATTCATCAAGCAATGAATTTAAATTGTATATTTTACGATCTATTTCAGCGATTGTTTTTAACGCCGATATTCCAATAGGTAAATTGTAAATCAAACTTTCTTTATTATAAAAAACAGTTACAGGTACTTCGCCAAATTTATGTTCCCCTTCTTCTATTAGTTTTCTATTTTTATCATATTCATACCACGATTTTTTATCCCATACTTTATATGTTTCTGCTATATCCTGTGATTTAGACATTTCAAGCGGGTCTTCATCGTTAATATAATCTGTCTCTCTGAATACAATCCAATCAAATTTACCGTTTTTATATTTCCAATTTACTACATCCTTTGGATAATAATGAATTAAATAAGGATTAATTCCAGCTTCTTTGCGCTCCAACTCTGAATTGATCTCACTTTCTGATTTCGGGAAATCAATCATTACATAAGAAAATCCGATAGCTTGCGTAACAGGGAAAACACGCTCAAGCATGAAATAATCTAAACCATGACCATTTAAATCACAATTTTTTTCAAATAGTTCAAAAGCATCATTTCCATTCTGTCTTTTTATCCCCTTACGCCTAATATGGGAAGCCCAGACATTTATTATTACATGACTAATTGATTCAAATATCGCTCGCTTATAACGAAATCTATAATCATCATGTTGTTCTCTTGTATGTTGATATAAATAATCTTTCATCCCGACTGTTTTATATTCGTCCCCACCTTCATAGGTCAATAAATAAAACACCCATTTATCACATAGTTTGTCGTAATCGGGATGATTAGGAAATCCTTTTTTATTTGTTGGCAATTAAATCACTTGTCCTTTATATGTTTTTTGCTAATTTACCTAATTCTATTATTGCATTTTTTAATGGCTTTGCAATTACTTTATATAAGTGTCCATTTATTTCATCCATCCTGTAACTAAATTTCAATAAGCTATATTCTAAATCTTGATTAAATAATATATTTTGTTCTATTTGTTTTTTATAACTCATTATAATCATTATGCCACATCAATGAGTTTTTCTGTAAATAAACTGCTATCGGCTAATATAACAATTTGTAATTGACTATTACAATTTTCTTTAACAAATTCTATCGTTCTATTTAATATTATTTCTTGAATTCGCATTATAACCCCGCCGGTATCTGTTCTTTCAAATTCTTATAATCAATATCAATTCGATCTTTTGTGTTGATTGCTTTATAACGAATCCCATCAACTCTATGCTTTGCCCAGTCGTCACTTACTAATTTTGAATCCAATACATTTCCATCTGAATCGGTTTTGCGCTTATAGTTCTCTAATGAATCAATTGTAACATGACAATTTTCAGTACATAGTAATTGACTTTTCATTATCATTCGTTGTAGTAACAAATGACCATATTCCAAGTCTCTTAATTTAGCATTGAAAGTATAATCAATTTGAAAACCGTATTTTTCAAACTCTGAAATCCAACTCTTTCCAGTTGCTCCCTTTGCTTTCCCTGAAGGATCACCAAAACAGCGTATTGAATTTAACAATTTTTTTATTTTGTATTTTTTTACTAATCCGATACGTTCATTTATCTTCTCATCTGTAAAACCTTTGATATTGTTTAGTTCCGTTATGAAATTTATATCTTTAATGATTCCAAGATTAAAAAGTTCCATATATTGTTCAGGAGCTATTTGATCTACTGTTTTTTTCTCGTATTCGTAGTCTTTAAAATAAACGGTTTCACCGGTCGGTAAGTCTTGGCTATAACCAATTGAAACCGGACTTTCGCCTATTCCAAAATCAAAGTCAATATCAAATTTAAGCTCCGGTTGATATTGATATTTAATTTTATGAAGTTCAGCACTCCATCCATCCAATATACGACCCTTAACTGAAACATTCCAATCAATATCCAATTCTCTTGCAACTTCATCTTTTGTTTTATCAGCGCATTCTTTTTTGTACCAAACCTGATCCCTGTCTGGATGCTCTGACCAATGTAATCGAATTAAATTATAATCATTTTTTCCCTTTAACGAATCTTCCCTTAATCTATAAAAACAACATTTTTTTCCTGCCCAGGGTGGCGTTGTTATTAGATTCTTTCCTACTTTACAAGCACTACTAAAAGCAGCATATACAGTTTCACCTTTCGGCACAAATCCATATTCATCTGCAAATACCTTGCTATATCCGCCACCACGTCCAGCTTCTGTATTCGTTGATTCACCTTTTATGTAATTACTTTTAAGTTTATTTATTGCCCTTAAATATCTTATGTAATAATCTGCATGATGATATTCTCCAAACTGTTCTTTTATCATCCATTCAGGAAGCCGGTCAAATATAAATCTCATCTTACCAAATAATGAATCAACCGTTCGATCATCAACAAGGTTTTCATTCCGGCTTAAATTCAATCCCAAATAACCATTACCAAAAACCAACCCCCAAACATTATAAGCCTGTGAAATCCAAGACACTAACATACGTCTGGATTTTTCTATTAAGTTGTCTTTGTCTGCATGAATATCGTTTATGGTTTTTTTAACATAAGGATAAGCTGGAATTAATTTTATTTGACTGTCTTCATTGTCAATCGAATAACAATATTTTGTAATAAAAAAAACAGGATCAAGCCTACACCTTACCAGGCTTACTTCCTGTTTTGAATAATTATTTAACTCCATTGCTTCTTTCGTATATTTCAAAAAACGTTTTACGATCTTTTTCTGACATATTATTAATTACTTTTTCTAATTTGTCAACGTTTTCTGTTTGAATTGGATTTCCATCTTTGCCAGTTACTTCATTCTTAACTTTAACAACAAAATCATCACTTTCTGTTCGTTCTAATATCCAAGCCAACGATTGCCATTGTTTAGTTGGAATAGTTACTGTATTTTTGGCTCCACATTCCCTACAAGTACAAATGGTTTGACCAATTCCAGCGACTCTTATATTATCAAGTAAAAATGCAATCTTTTCAGCACGAGCCCTTTTTATCCTATCAGAAAATTCAACTTTATCTTTATCTTTCATCCATTGATAAAATGTTTCTTGAGATATTCCAACTAAATCACATGTTCTTTTTATTGAAACCCCACGCTGAATAGAACTTTCAATTTGTTCTATTATTTGTTCTGTGTACTTCATATTATCTTTATTAATTTATTATTTAGCCATTTTAAAAATTCTTTGAATTTTAACATTTCAATAATTTTTAATATTAATCTATTAATAACAATTTTGAAATTTTCTATTTCATCATATAATGTTTTCATGGTTCTCTTTGATAATGATAATCATTATTGATTCAATATTATTTTTAGTTTGTTTTTTTACAGCTACCAAACAATTTCGCCTTATTCCCAGTATAATTTTTCCAACGCCTTATGATAACATCGCAATAGTATGGTTCAATTTCTATGCCATAACATTTACGGTTTGTTTTGTTCGTTTATTTTAATTAGTTCCATTCCGTAGTTGTCTATTTTAGGTAAATTATTCCAGTCAATGTCTTTACGTCTTATTAATTTATTTCTTTTAAAAGGTCTATAATCAACTTGATGATGCCATCGTCCCCATTTTTTAGTTATCTTTACAACGTCTGGATGTGCCCTTTGAAGTTCTTGAGCAAATTCAAGTCTATTATTTGTCTTTTCATAATAGTCTGTCATACCACCTTTAATAGTCATAGTTACTGCTTTTTTAATTAAAAATGCATTAAATAATAAAGTACAATAACCAGCTTTTAATATTTGCAAACACAAATCAGTATCATCATTAAAAAAAAGCTTATTCCTAAAAGGTATATCTGTCTTAATAAGCATATTAGAATAAACTCTTGTGTTTAAACAAAATGGGGGCATCCTCGATTTCCGACTTGCAAACATAAAATAATTCATTCCAGCAATATAAATATTTTCATATCTATCTGTAAAACTTTCTATTGCATTTATTATAGTGCCATCAGATACAGGAACTTTTAAATTATTATTAAAACGGTAAATATCCCCTATATTGTCATCAAATGTCCAAAATCTCTTATATCCTTTTGCAAGTGCATAATTCCATATCCAGTTTCTTGTAATTGTTAATCCTTTGTTTTTATGCGGTAAAACTATTATATTTTTTTTATCAACTATTTTATTATA